TCATTTTTTCAAATCAGCTAAAATAAACATGGCATCTTTAGGAAGCTCTTTAAGATTGTCCAAAACTAAAAAAGCAAATTTAATCGCATCGGACTCCGATCTTAAACCTAATTGAGCCTTTACACCCTCTACTAATCTTTTTGCATCCTCATCAACTTGAATCGGTTTTCTCATATTTGTATACACTCCCTATTTGGTAAATAATAACTATATACAATATATGATATTATCATATACAAATCAATAGTTTTTGTTTCAGTTTTGCAACTACCGGTTCAGCTGCAGCTGAAAAGCCTGTATACATTCTTCATTAACCTATTTTCTTTTTAAGAATCTTTGAAAATGCTGATCTATAACTTCTGATTCTGTCTTTCCAGTTTGTTGACACTGCTGCTGAATGTAACTCCAAACGTCGAAACTCAGGGAGAACTTCTGTGTAAGCTGCTGGATCATAGACTTGATAATCAAAAGTATTTTCTTCATCTCTTTCGGAAATAACGTCCAAGTGATTAAAAGGATAGTCCAAATTGATAGAAAGACTACCATCATAATTTTCTTCCCCCCATTTAACTAAAGGAATCTCATCCTTATTAATTTCTTTTGCCATCAAATGTGTATCATATAGTCGGCGTGATCTAGACCACTTCCAGACAAACATTCTCTTTTGTACTTCCTGCTTTAATCCCAAACTTTCGACCTCATAATATAACTCATACATAAACCAAGGTAGGAACCAATAATTCCTAGCCCACCAAACGTACTGAATGACCTCTCTAAGAGCAACATCAATTCGATTAAAGTTTTGTACGGCAATAATCAAATCAAGCTTCATATGGCGATGCAGCGTAAATAAATCAAAAACAGCAGGTGGCAATTTAGACCAATTTCTAGAATTAAACCACCTTCCTGATTCATCAATAATGACAGTAGATCCAGAAGGAAAAGTGTAATTTACCAAATCATCAAAAGTAAATTTATAGCAGCCCTTGCATGGATAACTTGTAAAAACCTTATATCCTCTTTTCAAATCTTTATATGCCCGATTTGTTATTCCAAACGTTTTACCTTCCCCTGGATACCCCACATAGGCTTCAATTGCCATAATCAACAATTTCCCTTCTATGAAATTTACTAATATAATAAAAAAGAGCCCCGTAGGCTCAGTTTTTAAATTATTTTCTTATCCCCACTTCCTCGTCCCAGATTTAGTGGGGATAAGAAAATAATACTTACTTCGCTTTCTTCTTCGGAACTAAACCTTTAGCCACACCAATACCCGCAGCCGCAAAACCTAAAGCTACATACCACACCAACGGTGGAGTCATAAATACTTTAATCCCATCAGTAACAACCGTCGTCACACTAGAAACCATTGTCATAAAATCAGCAATTGCTGTCGGCATCTATATCACTCTCTTTTTATTTATTATTTTGCTTTCTTTTTCGGAACCAATCCTTTAGCAACACCAATACCCGCAGCCGCGAAACCTAAAGCTACATACCATACCAACGGAGGAGTCATAAAAACACCAATACCATCCGTAATTACATCTGTAACAGACGTAACAATTGTCATAAATTCAGTAAGAGTCATCTTCTTTCACCTCCCTTCAAAAGAGTTCTACCAAAGCGAAATATATCAAGCAAAAAATCAAACAATACAAATCCTATAAGACATCGAAAAACATAATAAATACCTTCGAATCCAACTGGAGGAGTCCCGAGAAAAAATTCAAGAATTGTATCCATCCCTTATTTCCCTCGCTTCCAAATCCTCAAAAAAATCATCACTCCAACAACAACAGCAAACTGTAAATGTATAGCAGCCGTTTGAGCCGTTGTAGCATCGTTTAAAGCTATCGTTTGAGCATTAATGGCATCAATTAAAGCTTGTGTTTCAGGAGTCATTCCCCACTCCCTCCAATCGATCTATTCACAAAATAAACAAGCAAAGCCAATACAGCAAGATAAATATCCATTTTTAAAATAGAAGTCGTACCGATCCATGGCAAAGTTATAGAAGTATCAAGAACGCTCCACATCTTAGCAAAAAAACTTTTCAATAGTGAAAGATCATCCACATCATCACCTCGCCACAAAACGAAGTATAACCGCAATACTTACACCCAGTACCAAAACAGCAGTAACCTCAGCAGGCAAAAAAGAAAAAAATGAACCTAAAACAGCTATAAATGTTCCAGAAGAAGTAACAATCTTACCTATACTTGTACCAACTTTTGAAAGCAAAAATATCAAAACATTAACCAAATAAATTACCCAATCAATTAGATACTTTATCCATCCTACTAAATCCCAAGAACTATCAGGAGCAGAAGGCTGAACAGGTAAATCACCATCTGGTTCAGGATCAACAGGTTCAACAGGCTTTTCAAATGAATACCTAACTGTAAAAGTTTTAATATCAGGCGTATCCGATTTATCTAAAGTTCTAAACGCTTTAACATAAATCTGATGTGACCCCTCAGTTGTAATTGAATCCTTTATAATCTGCGTAATATCTGTATTCACAGCCGAAGCAGTTGAATTACCAGTTGGATACGTATCTCGATAAAGACCATCAACAGTAATCGAAAGATGCTGATAATAATTCGATCTTAAACTCACTGGTGTTGAAATAGGATTTCCATACAACTGATTCGTGTAAGGGATCAACTCAAGTGTAGGACCTAAATTCGCATCATCACCAAAAACCGCTCTAGTAATATCAATTTCCGTTGGAAAAGGAAACAAATCACCTTGTGATGATCCTGTCGGAAAAGTAGTTTTAACCTCATAAAGATAATTACTTGTACTATCCTGAATCTGAGAAGGAGAAGGCAATACAGTCGTATTTGTAGTATTAGTAGTTAACCCATTGGGAAACAAAATTGAAAAATTACCAGCTACATTCGTCCTATAAATACCTAAACCTGAATCATAATATCTTGGACTAAAAGTAAATACAATTTGCTTGTTCACTCCATCCCAAGGAGTAAATGCGGGTTTTGTACTCATAGTCAAAGTAACTGCTATAGGCATTGATATTAAACGCATCGAAAGCTTAGGAGTATAAGGAACTGTAGTACTCAAACCATCATAAGTTCTAATCAAATAAATACGATCAGTTGTATGACTTGCTAAAAATGCTTGAGCTTGAGCTTTAGTAGGCTTATTCACATAAGAATCAGTTTGTTGATCATACCAATCCATATTAACCGTTACAGCAGCATCAACCTTACTCCCAGTAAAAAAATTAAAAACAATTAACGACATTAATACAAAAATTGAGAGAAGCAGTTTTTTCCTCACATTACCTCACTCGCCTTTATTTTTTTTCAGGCTCTTGTCGAGCGGATCCGACAGAAGCATACCACTGAACTGGAGCAATATAATCAAAATCAGTAACCTTTACTGTAGGAGTTTTAGTACTAAGATCAACAGTAAACTCCATATCACAAATCGCCGGAATCTTATCTTTGATGAAGTCAAATATCTCAATATCCATAGTAGCTTCTTGAGGCTTATGCCCGATGAAATTATCCTTAGCACTTTTATCAATGGCAGCATAATATACCTTTGCTCCTTTCAATTCCTGCCCCTCATTTGTTTTAAAATCGTAACGACTTGAAGCTAAAACAACGACTTTTACCTTGTTTGACATGTTCTGTTTTCCTCCTCAAAAATGCGAACGTTTTTTCGCTATACCATATTTTTGTTCTTACTCAAGTATAAAAAAAATTAGCAAACTGTCAACCTAATTTTTGGAACTTTTGAATCAACATTTGTAGAATAACCTCAGAAGGTTTACCTTCTTGTTTCAATTTGTCATAAATCTCCATCGGTACATTGTTAACCATAATATTTGTAAATTTATCTTTATACCTTGTTCCCTCTTCTTTTCTTGGTCGCCCCAAACGTCCAACCTCCATAAGTTATGTCTCCTTTTTTCATTTATTTTTTCTTTAATCTTAGCATAAATTGGGAAAACAAAAGACAGTAGAACATTCTACTGTCTCAAACAATTTTACTATAAAGTTTCTTAGTTATAAGTCCGTCATTGTAAGGATTTGTATATTTCTTAACAAAAGGTTCTAAATCATCAACATCCAAATCCAGTTCTTCATCATCACCAAAATACTCAATTTCTGGACGAACAAGTCCCTTACTAGGAAAATATTTTTTCTTTTGTAAATACTCTTGATATTGATCTACTCTTACATTTTGAAAGCTTTTCATGATATACTTAGAAACATATGTAGTAAGTCTTGATTTGTCTTTTATCTCTTGAACATCAGACTTACCATATTTCCAAATCGATAGCCCTTGACCAAAAGCACGTTCTTTATTAACATCATCGTGTTTTATATCTAACCATTCAGGCACGTCGTATAATTCTTCTTTAGGTATCCTAGAGCATAATATATGGAAATGGTAGTTTCCATTTGTTTGGATTTCCCAAACTGTTATGTACTCAAACGGGATACCCTTTCTTTTTAATTTTTGCCCTAATGTAGTCATAACACGAATATATTTTTTCTTAACGGCTTCAAAATCAGTTCCATCAATATACGTAAGTTTTATATCTTTTTCTCCAGGAGCGCGAGAAGCATTCAAATCTAAATGCTTCTTTTTATTTTTTTCAGGCGCCACAGTAAACGTTACAAATTGCTCAAATTTATCTATATTACATTTAATAATTTCATTCAAAACCTTGTACGCCCTTCGAGCAGCTGCCCTAGCCTTTTTGCCATCAGTATCTGGAATCCTATGCCCTAACAATACATAACGATCATAATCATCTTGTGTATATTCTGGAATTAAACTTTTAAGCTGCTGTTCTCGCCTATCATACTCTTCTATCGAAGTACTATACCCCACATTCCTCCACCAATTCGCATGAAGCATTGTGTCAACCGACAGCATATACGACTGTAATTTACGCGGAAGCTTGTAAAAATCGTAAGCTTGCCATCGGCCAAGTTCAATTTGTTTTTGCAT